CTGGTGGGATTCGAACCCACAATTGCACCTTCAGAGGGTAACGGTTTTAGAGACCGCTGACTTAACCAATTAGTCTACAGATCAGTTAGTTATCTTTTTATCTATATAAATATTTTAATTTTTCTTCTTGCTCTATATTATCCCACAATTCATGAAAATCTACTTTATACTTATTCATAAAATTTGTATAATTTTCTAGTGTTGTAGAAAAATATCTACCATTTTCATCATCATTGATTGAGCAATTCTCTATAAATTCTTTTATGATTAAATCTATTTCCATATGTTTATTGTTTATTATTATACTACAAAGATATATATTGTATCTTAAATTACCAAATTTTTGATAAAAAAAATATTAAATAAACATTTTTTCATCCATAATTGGTTAAAAATTTTGATTTGTTGATACTTTATTGTATTTTTGCATTCAAATATGAAATTTTAAAACATGATATATATGAATAATGGAATTGTAATTGATAAAATTAATGGTGATGTTGCTTTTAACGAAGAACTTCATTTGTATTGGAATACTAGAAATAAAGACATCAAGTATACTAGTGTAACAACTTTGATACAAAATTATTATGAAAAGTTTGATGAAGAATTTTGGAGCTCTTATAAAGCTATAGAGAGAATTGTTGGCGTAGATGTTTTTAAAAGTATGTCTATAAAAGGAATGCTTCTTGATGTAAAAAAATGGAAAGATGAATATCTTGATCTAATCGATATAGATAAAGATTTGTTCTTTCAAACTAAACAAGATATAAAAAATGAATACAAAGAAAATAAAGACAAGGCTTGTGAAAAAGGTACAGCATACCATTTAATGAGAGAAAACGAATGGTATAAAGACAAGAAAGCTAAAGTATCTGAATATATCGAATCAGATGATTATTTCGATGTAGAAAAGCACAATTGGGATTTAAATAGAGAAAAAGCTGTATTGCCAGAATATCTTGTATATTATTCAAGCAAAGATGGATTGATAAATTTGGCTGGGCAGATAGATTTACTTGTAAAAGATGGTAATGATATATATGTGCTTGACTATAAGAGTAATGCTAAAGGAATTGAAAAGAAAGCATTTTTTGATAGAAAGAAAAAACAAAATAAAAAGATGTATTATCCTATAAATAATTTAGATGATACAACATATAATCATTATGCATTACAACTTTCATGTTATGCTTTTATGTTAAAACAAATAAATCCAAATTTTAACATTAAAATGCTTCAATTATTGCATAATGCTGGAGATGGAGAAACTAAGATAGATGTTCCATATCATGAAAAAGAAGTCAAAGAAATGTTTAAAGACTTATGGAAAAAGAAATCACTTGAGAGAGAAAAAGATATTCTTTCTCAAATAAAATGAATTATGTTTATGAAAAATGAAGTATTACTTAATGATGCTGCAAGGCAGCAATTGAAGAAGGGAATTGACACCGTGTGTAATGCCGTAAAAGCCACTTTAGGGCCTCAAGGGCGCAATGTAATTATAAATCGGGACAACAACCCACCTCATATCACAAAAGACGGCGTAACGGTCGCTAAAGAGATTTATTTAAATGATCCGTACGAAATGATGGGGGCAAACCTTATTAAAAACATTGCATCAAAAACTTGTGATGATTCAGGCGATGGCCCACAACCTCTTTATAGTAAAATTTTAACACCAAATGGTTTTATCAAAATGGGTGATGTAAAGATTGGTGATGAAATATGTGGAACAAATGGAACAACACAATAGGTTGTTGGAATATTTCCAAAAGGAATAAAGGAAATTTATAATGTTAAATTTTCAGACAATAGGGTTGTTAATTGCTGTGAAGATCATTTATGGCACATTATAACATTGGGCGGTAAAGAAAAAACAATGCCACTTAAAGATATGATAAACGACTTTAACAAAATAAATAAAGAAGGATATAATAGATATAAATATTATATCCCAACAACAATTGTTGATTTCAACGAAAAAGAGTTGCCTATTGATCCATATCTTTTGGGCTTATTGATTGGGGATGGGTCTCTTGGCGATAATGGGAGCATAGAATTATCATTGGGGTTTAAAAAAAGACATGTAATTGATAAAATAAAAGTACCAGATGGAATTTATTTTGATTTTACAGAAAATGATAAAAAAAATTATATTAGATTAAAATTTCATGGAGTTGATGTAAATGGGAAAAGTATTAGAAATCATTTACAAGATATTGGATTAACTAATACAAAAAGTGACACAAAATTTATTCCAGATTTATATTTATATTCTTCATTAAAGTCAAGAATAAGTTTATTAGATGGACTAATAGATACTGATGGTCATATTAATTCAAGAAACTTATTTGAGTATTCAACCATTAGTGAAGCTTTATATGATAACATTATTGAATTATGCAGAAGTCTTGGGATTCAATTGTATGGATATAAAATGAATAGAAAGCCAGATTCATCATATTCGAATACTTCAATATTTAAGATCTATGAATTAAAAGGATATAAATACGGCTTAAAGATTATTGATATTGAAAAAACTGGAGAATTTACAGAAATGCAATGTATCAAAGTGAGTAATTCAGATCATTTATATATTACTGATGATTATGTTGTAACGCATAATACAACTTCATCTTGTGTGCTTGCTCAAGCTATAATTGAAAATGGATATAATGCTATTAAAACAAAAAAGGTTAATCCAATAGCATTAAAAAGAGGAATTGAAAAGGCATCAAAAATTGTTGTTGATTTTATAAAGAAATCCTCTATCAATGTAAATGAAAACCCTGAAATCACTAAGAATGTTGCTATTATTTCTGCCAATAACGATGAGTTTATTGGAGGATTGATTTCTGAAGCCATTAATAATGTTGGTGTTTATGGAGCTGTAACTGTAGAAAAGTCTAGCAATATTGAAACTACACTTTCTTCTACTACTGGATTCAGAATATCTCAAAGAGGATATCTTTCTCCTTATTTTATTACAAATGAATCCAAATCTGAATGTATTCTTGAAGATGTATGGATTTATATTACTGATAAAAAACTAACTAAAACATCTGATGTTCTAAGCCTATTAAATATGGTTGCCGAAGAAAACAAATCTCTTCTTATTATTGCTGAAGATGTAACAGAGGATGCCTTATCTACTCTAGTCTTAAATAAACTACAAGCGGGTATTAAGGTTTGTGCAATAAAAGGGCCAGAGTTTGGTGATAATAGAAAGAATAATTTAGCCGACATTGCTATTCTTACAGGTGGAGAAGTTGATACAATTATGCAGAATGGAGAATTTGGAACAGCATCAAAAATTATTGTAAAGAAAGAAAACACAATTATTATTGGAGCAGAAGGGCATAGGCCTTCTATTGACTCAAGAGTTAAAGAATTAGTTGAATTAAAGAATTCATTATCAAATGATTTTGAGATCAAACTAATAAATGAAAGACTTTCAAGATTCTCTAATGGTGTATCAGTGTTAAATGTTGGAGCTAAAACAGAGATAGAATTAAATGAAAAGCTAGATAGAGTGGATGATGCACTGAATGCAACCCGTGCTGCTATCGAAGAAGGTGTTGTTCCTGGTGGTGGAACTATTTTCTTAAGGGCGGTTGATTAGCTTATGAAAAATGAATATAAATTTACAAAAGAAGAAATGCCTGGCTTAAATGTTATGATTGTAGCATTGCAACAGCCAATTATTCAAATTCTATACAATGCTGGAATAGAAGATTCTAATGATGTTATTGATAAAATATTAGATAAAAAATCCATATTTTTTGGATATAATGCAAAAAAATATTGTTATGGGAATTTATTCAAACAAGGCGTCATTGATCCAGCTAAAGTGCTACGAGTTGCTTTAGAAAATGCAGTATCTGTTTCCAATTTGTTTTTAACAACTGAATGCGCAATAAGTCATGTTTAATATTGTAAAAGGACACATAAATGAATTGCTAAAAAAATAGCAAGGATTATATGAGCAAAGAATTAAAATATGCAATGAGTGTCCATTAAAAACAAAGACATCTTTAGGTGTTATATGTGATAATAAAAAATGTATTGAGAATGACTCAATTTATAATAATAAGAATAAATCTCCAAATGCTATATGTGGATGTGGATGCAGATTGGAGGCAAAATTAAGATTAGAAGATGAAACATGTATATTAAAAAAATGGTAATTGAATTATGGAAAAAACAAATGTATGTAATGGAAAGGCTATTATGCCAAATTTTGATCGGGTGATCACAAAAGAGCTTAAAAAGGAAGAATATTATAAATATTTTCCTCAAAAAAATTCTAAAGGAGTTATGAGACCAAAAGGCTCATATAAGGATGAAATTAATGAGTATGAAGAAGCGGTATCTTTGACTGGTATTGCAGAAGTAATTGCCATTGGCCCTAATGTAAGGGATATTAAAGTTGGAGATCATGTAATGTATGACTTGCGGGCTGCATTTCCGCTTCCAATTAAATTTGATTGGGACACAGATGACATCCCATTGATTAGAACTTTTAGTGAACAAAATGTTAAATGCGTAATGAAATCTGTATGATATGGACAATAAAATTAAACTAATACCTGGAGATTATGTTATTTTAAACAAAAATCTGCAGGATAAGCCAGAGATTATGCTGGTTGTTGGAGAGGAGCGAGGCGGAGAAAAAGACTCAATGCTATTAGGTATTAGATGTTTGTTTTTTGACAAGTTAGGAATTCCTCATGAATACGTTTTTAATACTAAGGATTTAGAACTATTTGGAAATGTTAAATAAATATTTTACATACGAAAACTTCGAAGTTTCATTAAATCGCCCCGAACTCCTTTTAGTTAAGGAGTTTGAGGATTTAATGAGTAAAGACTTTAATAAATGCAAAGAAGATCCTAAAGGAGATAAAAAGATAAAGGCATTAAAAGTCATGAAATATTTATTTCTTGCATATGATCATTCATCTCCATATTCTGAAGAGAATTATGAGACTAGAAAATTTAATGCACTTAGAGATTCTGGATTAGAGGTTAGAGACCTTTAGGATAAAATAGTGTTAAATGCTTCGATTAAATATGAAGTGTTAACAAAAACAAGATTGTCAAAAATGTTAGAAGCAGCACAATCTGCTGTAGATAAATTTACATTATATTTTCATAATGTTGATTATACTGAAATTGATTTTGAAACAGGAAAAGCAAAATACAACATTAAAGACGGTATTGCTGCCGTATCAAATTTAGGCAAACTTGTTGATGGATTAAAAGTTCTTCAAGAATAGGTTCGTCTTGAGTCGGAAACCGAAAGCAGTATCAGAGGTGGCGTAGAGGCTGGTTGGTTAGATTAATAATAATACATATGAAATTAAACAAAACAATTGAGGAGTAGTGGGATTATAGGATAGGAGATAATATCGAATATTTTGATCCCACTAAATCTTATGAAATTACAGGGTATAGGCCAATTGATAAAGAAAATGGATTGGATTTTAATCCAGACGATTTTATGCAAACGGTTTTTTACAAAGACAAATATGGAGTACATTGCCCCTATCCACCAAAAACCCCAGGATACTCTGAATTCTGGTCTAGAGAATTAGATAGGTGTAAGAATGGAATGAAAGTTGGTAAATACAGAATTACTGGAGACAATTATTTCTTTCTAAATTTTTATAAACTATTAATTGTTGAAGAGAAAGATAAATCATCTGAAGGTAGAGATTTGTCTCATCCTAATTTTTATGCTAAACACTATGAGTATTTTCACTATATAGAATTATGTTAGTACCTTAAAAAAGATGTATGCGCATTAAAAGCTCGTGGGGTAGGATTTTCGGAAATTGCTGCATCTATTGGAGCAAGAATGTATACTATAGTTAGAAACTCTAAAACAATGTATGTGGCTGCATAGGAATCATTTCTATTAGGAAATGGTGTTCTGCAGAAAGTATGGGATATTTTGGAAATCTTAAATCAAGATACAGAAGGCGCGTTAAGACATGCATCAATGAAGAAAAAGGAACCATTATGGAGAAGAGCTTCAGTGGTTGATACATAGGGATAGGAAAAAAAAGATAGCTTTAAATCTGAAATATTTGGAACAATTGTAACAAACCCAAGAAAAGTAAGAGGTGTTCGTTTAGAGTTATTGTTATTTGAAGAAAGTGGGAGTTTTCCTAGGCTAATAACAACATACAATCAATGTGAAGCATTGGTAACGGTTTCTGGGAAAAAGACTGGAATTAGAATATTGTGGGGAACTGGTAAGTAACATTTTCTCCACCTGTTTGTTTTTTATAATATTTTTTGTATATTTGCATTTTAATATTAAATATATAATAAAATGAAAAATGTAGAAAAATGGAAAATGGCTTTAATTGCTGCTGAAGAATATATAAATTCTAAAAAAGGAAGCATTAGCCTTACTCAATTACAAAACAAATATGGTGTTAGAAGACAAGTTATTTCTGAAATTTTAAAAAATAAAGGAATTGAAGTTGTAAATTATCAAAATCTGTCAAGAATAAATGAGAATATTTTTGATAATATTGATACAGAAGAAAAAGCCTATTGGCTTGGATTCATATATGCAGATGGGTGTATATCTAATAATGGATATCGATTTGAAGTTAGATTGTCAAAAAACGATGAAGACCATCTAATAAAATTGACTAATTTTTTTAATGATGGAGGTAATTATAGATATGCAGAATCAGATGGGCATCAAGCTGTTCATTATTCTGTAAGAAATAAGCATTTGTGGGAAACATTAAATAATTATGGATGTACTCCAAGAAAATCATTAAATGTCGTATTCCCTGATGAATCTATATTCTCAAGCAAAGAATTCATAAGAGACTTTATTAGAGGATATTGTGATGGGGATGGTTCATTAGGAGTTTATTTAATTAAAAATAAAAACAGGATGCTAGAACACTTAAGTTTTTGTGGTTCTGAAATGTTTTTAAAAAAAATGGATGAATATCTTCCATGTCATGCTTCTGTATATGAAAAAAAAGACAACAAAATACATGTGCTAAAATATGCAGCTTTTAAAGCAAGGTTAAATACTAGGTTTATGTATGAAAATTCCAATATTTATATGAATAGGAAATATAATGTTTTTGAAAATTTTTGCCGTCTTGAATTGGAAAATTCAAGATTACGACAGAGCAAAAACGGTGAAAGCTGAGATGCTGATACCGTGCTAAATCTTTCTATTTCGAAAGGAGAAAGATCAGTGTAACGCATAGATGCTGAATAAATATAATGCATCCACGAGTGCTCTGCACCCAGAACGGGTGAAAATATATGCTGAACTTATATGAATTCAAATATAAGAACATATGGATAAAAAGCCATATGGGTAACATAATTGGGAGATCAAGGCCCAAATTTAGCAGGCCTTGAAGATATTTTTAGAAATCCAACAAGTTATAATGTGCTTCCATATTTAAACAATCACAATGAAACTGGAGACTGGGTTCTTACTGGATTCTTTATTCCAGCATATTCATGTATGGCCTAGTTCATGGATCATAGAGGAGTAACTGATGAAGATGCTGCAAAAGAACATCACCTAAAAAAGAGAGCCGAAAAGGCAAACACTCCTTAGAACTGGCTTGAATATTGCTCTGAGTATTGCTTTTATCCAGAAGAAGCTTTATCTAGACAGGGATAGAATGATTTTGATCAAAATAAAATTGCCGAGCAAATTACAAATATAAAAGTATTAAAGGACATACCATCGACTTATAAAAAAGGATATTTATCTTGGACTTATAAAGATAATAATACAGATGAAATTGTTGGTGTTAGATTTACAGAAAGCAATAATGGACCGATAGTTGTATTGGAAGAGCCTCAAACAGACGAGATAGGAAAGCCATTAGATAATCTGTATGTTGCTGGTATAGACTCTATTGACCATGCAGAGGGAGACTCTGTCGTTGGAAAAGATGGTTCTAAATTTGCTATAACTGTTAAAAAAAGAATATACGGAAATCAAGGAAACAAATACGTATGTATGTATGTT